TCGCAGAAACGACAAAAAGGGTTGGTTTTCACATACGAAAGGACGCGAGATGACCACAGAAATCAGCACGCAACGGGCCAGCGGATTAGCTCTTCAATCGTTCGATGACGCCTTCCGCTTCTCCAAGATGGTGGCGGCCAGCGAGTTTGCACCCAAGGACTTTCGAGGAAAGCCAGAGTCGTGCCTTTTGGCGATCCAGCACGGCAGCGAGATCGGTCTTAGCCCGATGCAGAGCCTTCAAAACATCGCCTGCATCAACGGCAGGCCAGCGATCTGGGGCGACGCGGCGCTGGCTCTGTGTCTTGCAAGCCCTGTGTGCGACGGCATTCACGAGACGATTGAGGGAGACGGCGACAACATGACGGCCGTCTGCAAGACGAGCCGTAAGGGCAAAGACGCCAACGTCGTGGCACGTTTTAGCGTTTCCGACGCCAAGAAGGCTGGCCTGTGGGGCAAGTCTGGCCCGTGGACGCAGTACCCCAAGAGGATGCTGCAGCTGCGGGCGAGGGGCTTCGCCCTGCGTGACGCATTTCCTGACGTGCTGAAGGGCTTGGTGACGGCAGAGGAGGCCCAGGACTACCCGCAGGCGGAAGCGGCCATTCAACCGGCCAAAGAGCCCGTCGTGGTGCGTCCCAAGTTTGATCCGCCACGCCTGGAAGACGACGCCGTTGGCAAGGCCCGCCTGGCGGTCAGCGCAGCGGCCACCATCTCCGCTCTTGACCGGCTCCGCACGCTGGTTGAGCAGCGGCTGACTGAGGGCAAGTTCACGCAGGCCCAGCACGACGAGCTCGTGGAACTGATGAAGCACAAAGCCGAGATGCTCATCGGCGATGACAGCGGAACGGACTTCGCCCACGAGGCCGCCGAGCACGAGGTGTCCGCATGAGCCTCCGAGACCGAGAGATCAACCGGCGACGAGCGAGGCTTGCCCTTGAGGCAGACATCTCGGCGTACGCAGACACCAGCGATCCGTTCATTCCGGTTCAGCCGTGCCGTGTGTTGAAGCAGTCCGCAGTGCCGTCGGTTCCTGGCAACGCTGGTGCGGCACGCAAGGCCGGATGTGAGGACGCCTACGACAACGACATGGAGGCTCGCTACGGCGAGGGTTTCTGACAGCCACGCCATTGGCAGCAGGCTCAGCGACAGCCGCATTGGCCGCCTAGCCGTAGGTGGCGAGTAACCACGGCATCCGACGCCGTAGATCCGGCGGTGAGTCGGACGCGCCGGGCGTAACCCGGCAAACACACAAAGGGAGTTGTGATGGTTGACGCATGGATGATCACAGGCAACGACTTGCCGCTGTTCGCAGCTGCTCGAGCACCAGCCGTGCAGACGAGCCGCACGAGCATGCAGGCCGCCGACTCGCTGACGCCGGCAACGCTGAACGCCATGCAGCGGCGTGTGTACGAGTTCCTGCTGACGCGCGGTGCGGCTGGTGCCACTGACGAGGAGATGCAGAGCGGCATACCAATGCCGGCGAGCACGCAGCGGCCACGACGGGTTGAGCTGGCACGCAAGGGACTCATCGTGGAGAGCGGCACCAGGCGGACGAGCAGCGGACGGATGGCAACGATTTGGCGAAGAGCCACTTGACGAGTGTGCCACGGTAGGCACGGGTTCAGAACACAACGCAAGGAGGCAGTGACATGCCGCAGGTTTTTGAAGACATCATCGTTGACGCCGAGTTTGCGGCACTCATTCCGCCGCTGTCTGCCGAAGAGCGGAAGCAGCTGGAAGAGAACATTGCCGAGAACGGCGGTGCTCGAGATCCGCTGGTGGTGTGGGCAAGTAAAGGCACGCTGACGCTGCTGGACGGCCACAACCGCTACGAAATCTGCACTAGGCTGGAACTTAGCTTTGACATTGAGGAGATGCGGTTCGGTGACCGCAGCCACGCCGAAGAGTGGATCATTCGAAATCAGTTCGGCAGGCGGAACTTGTCTGCCTACGTTCGCACGCAGTTAGCGCTTCGACTTGAGGAGACGATAGCAAAAAGGGCGAAGGAGAACGTCAGAAAGGGCGGAGGGTCTGGCGATTCGGGTCGTCAGAAATCTGACAACCCGATCGACACAAAAAAGGAAGTAGCCAAGGCCGCCAACGTATCGCACGACACAGTCGCGAAGGTCAAGAGGATTGAAGAAGCCACATCCGACGGCCTTGTGAGTGACGAGACTATTGGAAAGTTGCGATCGGGCGAAATCTCTATCAATCACGTTGACAAGGAAATCAAGAAACAACGTGCCGAGGTACGTGCCGTTGAGAAAAAGAAGGAGGCGGCAGCGGCCGGGTTTTTGGACGGAGACATTGTGCGGCTCGGTGACTTTCGCACCATCTTGCCGTCTATCCCTGACGGGTGCGTGGATCTGATCTTTACGGATCCGCCGTACGACAAGGAGACGGTGCCACTGTACGAAGACATGGCACGAGAGGCCGCACGCATCCTGCGGCCTGGCGGGTCACTAATCTGCTACCTCGGCCAGTACGCGACCGCCGACGTGTGTGAGCTGGTGAGCCGTCATCTACAGTTTTACTGGACGCTGTGCTGTTACCACGAAGGCCCAGGCCAGGCGATGGCCATGCGAGGCATTCGCGCTAAGTGGAAGCCCATGCTCTGGTTTGTTAATGGCACTGGACGTTTCGACACTGGATCAATGGTCGAAGACCTTGTCGTATCGCACAAGGAAAAGTCGGCCCACCCGTGGCAGCAGTCAGTTGTTGAAGCCAGCTACTACATCGAGCGATTGACGCCTCAAGGCGGGCTCGTTGTTGATCCATTTTGCGGTGGCGGAACTACCGCGCTAGCTGCAAAACAGTCTGGAAGAAAGTGGATTACATGCGAGCTAGACGCTGAATATGCGTCGATTGCCACGAAGCGAATTAAGGAGGGCTGACCGTGACAGATCGGCACGAGCAGCTGCTGCAGGAAGTGGTCGCGTATGCAGAGATGCTGGGCTGCAAGCCAGGCGCTCCGTGTGCTTACCACGACATCCTTCCGGCCGATGAAAAAAATCGAATGGCGAGCGACTACAGCCCAGCTTCATTGGCCGTCAGGCTGAGGGCTGACAGACGCATCTGGCACCCGACTGGCAGCTGCTTCAAGGTAGTTGATGCGAAGACATCTTCATGGCATCTCCAGTTTCCCGTAGAGGCTTTGCAGATTGGATTTCACGTCCTAGACAACGACGGGTGCCTTTTGGCCATGCGGTCCTTTGGCCGGCGAAACGCTGATCGCGGACTGATTTTAAATAGAGACAACGTCTCGCGGTTCATTAAGGAAATCCGCATACCTGACTACTTCAGCCGCAACGGCAAGGAGTGTCACAGGAAAAGTATTGACGGCGCTGAAGGTTTTCCAAACGTCATTGACGATGCCGCGTACTACCAGTCCGAGTTTGACCGCATGTTTCCTGGCGTCGCTGTTCACGTTGTCAACCATAGGTTTGGAAGCGGCGACCCGTTTGCTGTGTTTGACACAGAAGTCTTTGAGTCGTTGCCAGACTGGCGTGATGTCGTAGCGGAATGGGCTCTTGAGCGATGAGGGGGTTTTTAATGTCCAGTAAAGTCGACCTAACAATCGAAGACCTTGGCGTCATTCGTGAGTCATTGAACTACTCGGTTCAGCGCGTCAGCGATTACCCGCACCGCGAGTACGGCCACAAGCGTGACTCGCTACGTCCGATTGAGGCGGCAAGAGAAAAGGTTCGGCAGTTGATTGCCAAAAGCGAGGAGGCCATGGATGGCCGGTGAATGGATTCCCATTGACTGCAACCTGTCCACTAAGCCCGAGGTGCTCGAGCTGGTGGACGAGACGGGCGATCCGGCCGACGCCGTGATCGGCCGCCTGGTGCAGTTGTGGCTGTGGGCAGCGATGAACTCTGAGGACGGCACGGCACGCATGACAGTGCGTCGCCTTGCCAGGCTGTTTGGTGGCAGTGACACGTTCTGGGCGGGCGTCCAGCGTGTCGGCTGGCTCGAGGTGGACGAAGTTTCGGGGACTGTGGCGATCCCAGGATGGGAGCGTCGGTTTTCGTCTTCGGCCAAGGCTCGGGTGCAGGCTGCCGTCCGACATGCCAAGGATAGGGAGGTGCGGCGCACGAGCGCCCAGGGTGAGGGCGCTGATGCGTCGGACCCTGGGCGCACGAGCGCCCCAGAATTAAGAGGAGAAGAGAAGAGAAATTCATCATCCTCCCCGCGTGTGGCGTGGCCAGAGATCCTGCAGGCATGGAACGCCAGCCGGAAACTCAAGCCGTGGAAACTGGACCGCCCGCCAAAGCAGAACGCCCACCTGGCGGACGATCCCGACTGGTGCCGCGATGCCCTGGCCGCCATCGAGAGGCTGCCTAAGTGCCGGTTCTTCAAGACGCCGGCCACGATGCTGCAGCTGTTCTCGCCTGGTTTCGTGGACAAGGTGCTAGCCGGCTCGTTTGACGATGCACCTGGCAATCAGTCAGGCCGTGACTTCGCCGACGCACCGCCACCGCCGAAGGCATTCACCGGAGAAGTAGCAGAAGCGTTTGACCGTACACGTAGAAAACTCGCAGCCGCCAAGGAGGGCATATGACCCAGACCGCCAAGGAACGCCTGACCGCACGCCAGCAGGAAGTGTTGGACTTCATCAAAGCCAACATGGCCATGTACTCGCCGACGTGCCGGCAGATCGCCGCCGCTATCGGTGCGAAGAGCCCGCACGCTGCGACGGGGCACCTCGACGCCCTGGAAAAGAAGGGCTTCATCCGCCGAACGCCTGGCCGTCCTCGCAACATTGAGGTGGTGCAATGACAAACGCCGACATCATCGCCGGGCTGAAGCAGCTGGCTCTGTCGTGCGACGTTGCCGTGGAGAACTGCCGCAGCCGCCACACCGTGCGCCAGATCCGAGATCAGCAGGTACTCGTTCTCGCTGCGGCCGACGCAATCGTGCAGCTGCAGGCCCGGCTCGTCAGGCAGGCCTGCTACTTCGAGCACATCGAAGCCGTAAACGAGCCACGGTGGCCGCTGCTCGAGGACGGCGACGATCCGGGGGCCGCACTATGAGCATCTCGGACTACGTCTGGATCTCGCTTGGACAAGTCACGCTCGCTGCGACAATGGCAACGGCAACGAAGGAACGTAAGGCGTCTATAACTCTCAGCACTGCCACGCTACGGGCGGCACTGGCCGATGTGCTCAAGGCGGTGCCGTCACGGCATTCAAAGCCTGTGCTACAAAACGTCAGGCTCGGTGACGGGCTGATGACGGGAACGGATCTTGAGGTGCGGATCGACCGTGAGATCGACTACCACGGCGATGCCATGCTGCTGCCGGCTCATCGCCTGGCGGCGATTCTCAGGGCCGCCACGGGTGACGAGGTGACGCTGAAGGTTGGCGAGTCCAGCGTGACGGTGAAGTGTGGTGCCGGCTCGTGGACGCTGCCAACCGAGGACGCCGCCGAGTACCCGACTTGGGACGCCGGCGAGCTCAAGGCCGTGTGCCGCCTGCCGGCGGATCAGTTCGCACGGGCAGCCAAGGCCACGACGTACGCCACGGACAGCGAGTCCAGCCGCTACGCCTTGGGCGGCGTGATGCTCGACGTGGAGCAGACGGCGGACGGTTCCCGGCAGCACTGGGTGGCTACTGACGGCCGCCGGCTTTCGTGCGTGGAGACTGAGTCCGACGATGCCGTGGACGCCTCGCAGACCATCGTGCCGGCCCGAGTGCTGGCGACGGTGGCCAGCATGGCCACGGGTGACGGCAGCGTGCAGGTGGAGTCCAACGGCAAGGAAGTTCGCTTCTCGCTGGACGGCTGCACCATCACTGGCCGGCTGGTGGACGGCCGCTACCCGAGGTGGCGCGACGTTGTCGGTGAGGCCGAAGGCGAGCCAACCGTCATCGACTGCGTCGAGCTGCTCCAGGCGGTGCAGTCGGCGGCCATCGTCACGAGCGAGCAGTCGAAGGGCATCACGCTGACTTGGACTGCGAATACGCTGGTGCTCGTGGGCCGCTCGAGCGAGTACGGCGAGAGCCGGGTGATATGCCCCACGATTGCGGCCGGCTCGACGGAGAGCACGAAGTTGGACCCGAAGTACCTGGCCCAGTTCCTGGCCCATCTTCCGCAGGACGAAGAGCCGCACGTTGACGTGTACATCAAGGACGCTCAGAGCCGGGTGCTCGTGAAGTGCGGCCCGTACACGGGAGTCATCATGCCGCTGGCGGA